CGCGGTGAGCGACGCGGTGGACGGCGCGGTGGGCGGCGCGGTGGGCGGCGCGGTGAGCGACGCGGTGGGCGGCGCGGTGAGCGGCGCGGTGAGCGGCGCGGTGGGCGGCGCGGTGCACAGCGCGGTGAGCGACGCGGTGGACGGCGCGGTGGGCGGCGCGGTGCACCGCGCGGTGGGCGGCGCGGTGGGCGGCGCTGTGCACGGCGCGGTGCACGGCGCGGTGTACGGCGCGGTGAGCGGCGCGGTGCACGGCGCGGTGAGCGGCGCGATGGGCGGCGCGGTGTACGACGCGGTGAGCGACGCGGTGGGCGGCGCGGTGAGCGACGCGGTGGACGGCGCGGTGGGCGGCGCGGTGGGCGGCGCGGTGAGCGACGCGGTGGGCGGCGCGGTGGACGGCGCGGTGTACGGCGCGGTGGGCGGCGCGGTGCACCGCGCGGTGGGCGGCGCGGTGGGCGGCGCGGTGAGCAATTTGTGGTGGAAATACCTGGGCGCACAATTTTGGGTCGGCTGGCCGGCATATCAGAGTTTCTTTAGCGAAGTCTGCCAACTTGAACTAGCGCCAAAAGTTGAGCAGTACGCCAAAGATTATCAATCATTATCAGAGTCATGCTGTTGGGTGTGGCCGCACCGACAGTTTGCGATACTTTGCGAGCGGCCGGCTTGGATACACCGGGACGCACGCGGGCGGATGCATAGCGACACGACGATGGCGATTGCGTTTCGAGACGGGTGGGGACTATGGCGCTGGCACGGCGTTGCGGTGCCGGAGCGCATCATCACGTCGCCACAGACAATCACGCTGGCGGAGATACAGGCTGAGAAGAACGCCGAGGTGCGGCGCGTGATGATCGAGCGGTTTGGCAATACGCGATTCCTGCGCGAGAGCGGCGCGAAGATGGTGCATCGAGACGAGACAGGCGAGTTGTATCATGCGCCGACAGCGCCGCGCTTCCCGCCGCTGGCGATGGTGCACGTCATCAATTCGACGCCGGAGCCGGACGGGTCGAGGCATGAATTCTATTTGCGCGTGCCGCCGACGTGCAAGACGGCGCGCGAGGCGGTGGCGGCAACCTTTAGCATGAAGGAGGGCGACTATGCGCCAGCAGTTGAAACGTAGACAGTATCGGCAGGGCGATGTGCTGATTTGCGAGGCGGGGATTCCGGCCGAGGCGGTGAAGGTGCCCCACAGCGGACGCATCGTATTAGCTGAAGGCGAGGCGACCGGACACGCACATGCCATCGCAGTCGAGGCGGACGAAGATGTGGCGTTGCTGGAGCGTAGCGACGCGCGCTTTCTGGAGGTCAAGAGTCCGGCGACGCTGCGACACGAGGAGCACGCGGCCATTACGATTGCGCCTGGCACATATACGGTGATTCGCCAGCGGGAGTACGCAGGCGAGGATGAGTGGATTCGTGTCGCAGACTAGACGGTACACGATTAAGCCTGGTGACGGTGTGCAGATGATGCCCTACCCGAAGCGGCCGTTTCCGAAGCACAGCAGCAAGAAGCATTGCGGCGAGTGCTCCAAGTGCAGCAAGGAACGGTGCTACAACAGATCGTTTGAGCATAGTGCGTGTCTGAGGCACGGTTAAGATGACGAGTTGGGCCGCCGCGACGGCCTCTGAGGCGCGCGCCTCCCTCCCTTGCGTCACTACAGCGTGCGCGCCATCGTGCGTGCGTCGGCCGTCTTTCCGCAGATCAGCCCATGATCGGCCTCTGATCGGCGGCCGACGCATCAACATGTTGCTTCTGCCCGCTCCCGGCAGCGGGCGCACCTCGGGAGCCTAAAATGGCGCTCGCTCCTGCCGATCCTCCATCGTCAAGCAGCGCCGGGGGGTGCGCTCAGAATGACGAGCCATTGCATCAGGTTGCCAATGATGACTACTTGCTGCAACAGTTCAAGCGAGCACTGCAGTGGCCAACTCCAGCGGAGGAGTTTATACCGCGCGCGGAGGCCGGGTGCTACGAGCGGTGCCCGCTATGTGGCGAGGTATGCTTTCACTGCTACAACAGGCCAGCGCGGCGCGTCGAGTGGTTATGCCTGGAGGCGACGTGCGGGGCGCGTTGGTGCTTCAAGCGCAGAGACGGGGTGATGCGGGTGCATTACATAGACACTTAGCGGAGGCAACGATGCAACGTACTAGCAACGAAGGAGTGCTGGTGGCGTTACGGCAGGCGAAGGCGCTGTTGAGTGCGTTGCAACGAGGCATCGACTTTGAGAATGAGGCGGGCGGGCGCTACCGCCCGCTTCCCATTTGCGGGGACGAGTTTCCGCATCTGTTGGCGTGGGGGCCGCGTGAAGGCGATGCGTGAGACGGTCGGAGCGGGCGCGGCTGGCGGCGCACCGGCACCTGTGCCAGATGCTCGATACGGTGGCACTCTCGCGGCAAGCGATAGGAGGATACACGGTGCACACGCCGCGACTGGGGCGAACGATGAGCTGTTCTCGCCTGAAGGTGTTGTACGGGGTGGCGCAGATACAGCGATGGGCGGCAGGCGTGGCGATGTATGGGTATCGGAAGGGGCGATACTTGGCGCCGCTGGACGAGGCGATATTTTGCCAGCCGAGGCGACTGAAATACAGGCTGAGGAGACCGAATGAGCGACGTCGCTGATGTAACAATGGATAGCGAACTCTCGCTGCAGATGATTGTTCCGCCGGGCAGCGACAACTACAGTAATTACGAGGATGCGATGCAGGCGGCGCTGCGAATGTGGGCGCTGGCGGGGTATCGCGGGCGTGCGGCGGTGCTGACGATGCTGCGTGGCACAGAGTTCAGGTATGTGGCGTGCGTCTTGGAGACGGGGCCGACGCGGTGATCGATTTTGCAGCGTGGGTGCAAACTTACGTGGCGAATGTGCTCATCGGGCGGCAGCACGGGTGGGCGTGGCTGCTGCTGTCGAGTGGGTGCCTGACGTGGGCCTACATAGGCTGGCGAGCACGGTACAAGGGGCGGCGTATATGGTGGATGGTGGCGGGGAATGTGCTGACGGCGGCGACGGCGGCGTGGAACTGGATTCAGTGGCGTTAGCGGCGGCGCACTTGCATATGCAAAGCGCCGGTCTTACATTACTAAGCGTATGGCCGACGCGGACACGTCGCTCGAATCGCTGCGACCCGCCTTTAGGCGCCTTGCGTCGGCCTTCACTCATATCTGCGACGAGGACTTGGCGCCGCTTCTCGGGTTTACCTTCCGCGTGACCGAGACGCGCCGGAGCCGGGAGCGGCAGGCGGCGCTGATCGCATCCGGCAAGACGCGCGTTCCAATCGGCTTCCATAATTTCGGGCTGGCGCTGGATTTCGCCATCATGGTGAACGGCGTCTATCAGGCCGATGACCGCCTCGGGCACTATGCCGCTTGCGGAGACGTGGCGCATGCGCTCGGGATGCGGTGGGGCGGAAACTGGAGCCGCTTCAAGGACTATGGGCATGTAGAGACGGGTGAATTCACGCTGCAGCAGTTTCTCAATGGCATCAAAGGCGGACTGGTGCCGGCATGAGCCGCTATCTGCCGGTGGCGCTGCTGGTACTGCTGCTTCTGTCTGGCGCCGTCACGCTGCTGGTGTGGCAGATGCCGCGCCCGTGCCGCGGCGTCGTCGCAGAGACGACCGATACAATACCGTGGCAGTCGAGCATACCATGCATCGAGGAGGAGATGTCGCCGGTGCTGGTAGATTCGCTCGATGCGTACTGGGTGGAGGCGAAGCAGCGCGCGGAAAAGCCTGGACATCCGGCGGCACGGCCGCGCTTCTGCTTCGCTGGCATGGCGGTGGTGATTGTACGCAACGGCAAAGTGGAGCGGCTGCTTGGGCATCACGACCCAAGCAACGGCAAGGTGCTGGTGGCGCTGGCGAACAGCGAGGTGGTGGAGTGGGGCGAGTGCGTCGTACTGCATGAGATGTTGCACGCGATACTCGGCAAGGGCGAGGAGCGGATCGAAAAGTTGCTTCAAGATGTATGCCCGCAGGTGAAGCGGCCATGAGATTTGCCATAGTCGATCTAGAGTGCACCGCCCTCAAGAGCGACCAAGGGTTTCTGCTGTGCGGCGGCATCAAAGAGTTGGGCGGCAAGGCGAAGGTGGTTGGACTGCACACGGCAGGGTTTGAGAACGGGCGGTTGCACATCGACAAGAAGCTGGCGCTGGCGCTGCGCGAGGCCATCGAGGCGTATGACGGGCTCATCACCTGGAACGGCATCATGTTCGACGTGCCGTTTCTGAACGATAGGTTGACACTGGCAGGCGAGAACCCGCTGGAGAAGCGGTTTCACGTAGACATCATGTATCAGGCGCGGATGGGAAAGTCGGCGCTAACGTCGAGCCGGCTGGACTGGGTGAGCAAGGCGCTTGGCGTCGCGTCGCGCAAGACGGCGCTGGACCTGAACACCTGGAAGGAGGCTGAGGCGGAGGCGCTGGCGCACTTTGCGAATGGAAGGAAGAATTACGATTATATTGTGGAGCATTGTGAAAAGGATTTGCTCGTTACAGAACAAGTATACGAGCGTCTGAAAAATCGCGTGCAGCAGATCAGCAAGCGGTAATGGGGCGTCGATGACCAAGCGACTGAAAGCAGTGGCAGACTTCTTCAAAGCGGCGTGGCATGTGCTGGCGGCGCTCGCGGTGCTGGCCGGCGCCGTCGCACTCTACGGGTGGCGCCAGTTCCGGAAGGGGGTGCGGGTCGGTGACTCGGAGCGACGTTATAGTGACGATATCGAGCGCATGCGCGAGGCGCTTGAGGCGGGCGATGACGAGGGGGTGCTGCGCGAGTGGCGGCGGCACAGGGGCGACGGAGGTGCGCCGTGAGAAGAAGGTGGCTTTGCGCTGCATTCATAATCTGTCTGGCCGGAACAGAACTTGCGCACGCTGCCGACGCGAGGCCGCCCGCGAGGCCCGACTGGTGCCGGCCGGGGTATGCGTGCATAAGCGTAAAAGAGATCGCCGCCGACACGGAGTATAAGGCGCGGCTGGAGCGCGACCTGCGGCGCGCGCAACAGGAGCGGCTTCGGCGCTTCGGATTCACGTTCGGGCCGTATGTGGGCGTCGGGCCGGATCGGGTGGATGGCGCCAGCGTCGATGTCGGGATTGGCGTCACCTGGGGCGTCCGCTTTTGAGTGCGCCTGCTGGCTCGATGACGACAGAGAGCCGCATTGCTGGTGCGAGGCGTGGGAGTGACCGGAAGGATGGGGCGACTGATGCCTGACTACCGCGAAACCATCGTTCGCATCGACCACGACGCCAAATTGGCGCAGGTGTGGACGCAGGACAGGACTATCATCAAGCGACTCAAGCAGTTGGAGCGCGAAGGCGCCCGCCCGCTGGAGCGTCAAATCCGCGGCGAGTGGTGGGAGGTGCCCATCCGGCTAGGGGCACGCGGTTTTCTTCTTGGAAATCGACGTAACAAGCGTGGTTTTAGACCAAAGAAGGCCCTCCACGTCTCACCCGGCACCGGAGCATGAGCATAAAAGTCTGCCGGTGTACGCATCGCAAGGAAAGCCATCTCGTAGTGGACACGTATAGGGTTAACTGCAAGGAGTGCGACTGCGCCCGCTATTCCTTGCATGAGGAATTCATTCGGCCGTACTCCAAGACAGTCATTGGCGCGTACAGGTCAGACATAACCATCAATCATCTCGCGCGATGCGGCATTAGCCAAAAAATTGCATGCCTATATGCCGTATCGGTGCCAATCGCCGGCGTTGTGCGCATTGGCAAAACAGTCAACCTGGTTTATCGTTGGGCTTCCAGACTATCGGAGTGGCCAAGCCTTCCTGACCTCCGACTGATCGCCGCGATCCCGAATGCACAAAAACACGAAGATGCTGTGCATGAATATTTCTCCGACCTGCGCATACGCAGCGAGTGGTTTAGTTATCACCAGGACATCGAGGCGCTCGGTTCATGCAAAACCGAGAGTGACCTACTGAACCTGCTAAAGACGCCGCGAAAACAGAACGGCCGATCCTGAGACCGGCCGCCTGCCTTGAGTGGTACTCGGCCAACACAGTTTATAGCGTCGTTACGCCGATGTCAAGCCTGCCTTGCTGTGGTTGCTCGGCCGGGGTGTGGGGCAGAGCCCCACGCAGGCGGTCTGCCGCACCATCCACTAGTAATAGAATACCACTTGACATCGTTGCTGCGCTATGGTATCGTGTTGATTGTCGGGGCGCGGCCCGGCACGGCTAGGCCGGGCGAGGCGTGGCCCGGCGTGGCTAGGCCCGGCACGGCTAGGCCGGGCGTGGCGTGGCAAGGCGGGGCAAGGCAAGGCTACTTCAACTAAACGCGACAGGCGGCCAGAGCGCATTAGCGTGTTAGCGCGAGAGCCGGTGAGTCGCAAAAGAAAGGGGCCAGAGCATGAGCAGCGTGGTCATCGAAGTGGAATTGAAGGGCGTGGCGCCGCTTCTCCAACACAACATTGACGGCGGCGAGGAGCAGATGCTCAACAAGGGCAAGCGCAAGTCGTCCGGCGTCTGCAACGACGAGGAGGAGTGGAAACGCTACCTCTATCGCATTCAGGGCAACGGCAAGTTGGGGCATCCGTCTGCGGCGCTTGAGTCGGCTTTTGTCAAGGCGGCGCGCGACTTCAAGGCCGACAAGCGGCGCACGATGGCCGAGATTGCCAAAGCCGCCTTCTTTTGCAACGAAACCTACATTGAGTTGACGGGCAAGACGACGCCGGATCGCATCAACCGTTCGTCGGTGGTGAATCCCAATACCCGCGGGCGGGGTTTCCGCTATCGGCCAGAGTTTGACGCCGGATGGGTCGGCAGGATTGCGATTACATTGGCCGATCTCGATCTATTGCCTGAGGCAAAGGCGAAGGAGATCATCGAACATGCCGGGCGCGTCGTTGGTATCGGGAACTGGCGTCCGAAGTTTGGGCGGTTCATTGTGACGAAGTGGAAGGCGGCGAAGTAGTCTAGCGGCACGGCGGGGCAGGGCTTGGTTAGGCATGGCGTGGCGGGGCAAGGCTTGGCGGGGCGCGGCACGGCGGGGCGCGGCGAGGCGCGGCGGGGCGCGGCACGGCGCGGCAAGGCGAGGCAGGGCAAGTCTAGGCAAGGCAAGGCGATTATCGTCGATACGCTGCTGCCGCGCCTCCGCCGGCTGCCGCCGCCCATACGCCAATCACCACCGTACTAAGCGTCGAACCGTCTATCCAGCCACCGACGCGCAACGCCATCGTTGCCGCGACAATCAGCAACGCGCCACCAACGTAGCCTTCGCTTTTACCAAGCCGCTCAATTAACCCTATAAGTGTCTCGTTCAAGCGTCCTCCCCTCAAGCACCGAAAGCCTACTCTCATGCTCCAGCAGCCGCGCCTCGATGCGGTCGAGCGACTCCTGCATGTGCGCCAGATGGTTGCGCGTGACGTAGAAGAAGCCGATGGCTTGCACCATGATGCTGGCGGCGGCGACGAGTAGCACGGCGGGAAGGTTGCTCATCGTTGCTCCTTCAACGCTTGCTCCAAAGCCGCTTGTGCTTCTTGACGCCTCCGCTCTCGACCGCCTTCGGTACGATATTCCTTGTAGGCGCCCGCGACTGGGCCGCCAAATGGTTGCAGCGGGGCGGTGATGCGTGCCGTCAATCGTGCCAGCGGCGCATAGAATATTTGTCGAAACACGCCCATCATGGGGTCAGAGCCCTTGCGCGGGTCGGTGGTGAAGGCGCGCCTTGTTGCCAAGCGTCGTGCCTCATCTAATAGATCGACGCCAGCATGATCTCCGATTTCTTTGAGCAACTGCTTTTCCGCCTCGTGCCCCGGCTGGAACAGGTTACGCAGTCGCTCCTCAAGCGACAGGCGCCCCGGGCCGAATACCTTGTCAGCGCGCTCCCTGAACATCAACTCCAGTTCGGCTGCGCGATTCGCCTCGCGGATGCCGCTGAAACCAGCCTTCTCGACGTTGCTAATGAGGCTTTCAACGGCTGTCTCGCGCACCTCTGCAAGCGCCTTTGCCATTCGTGTCTCGCGCGGGCCGCCGGCCGCCTTGAATACGTTTTTGTCGATCTGGTCGATGATATAGCGGTCTAAGTCGCCGGGTCGCATCGGGCCGCGCGCCGCAAGCCGGTTGGCAAAGTCGTCTATCGTGGCGTTGAACTGTCGCGCGGAGCGTTCATCCGCCATTGGTACAGCGCGTGTTCTCAGACTGTTTGCGATAACTCGCGGATCGATTCTTACTCCGGCGGCATCGGCTTGGTTGAGTATCTGTTGCTTCTGCAATCTGCCGCCGGTTATGGTGCGTTCGATATTTCCTAGCGCTTGCTGAACGCGCTGCCCGAGACGATGTTCGGCGGTTGCTGGCGGTGCTTTTGTCGTCAGTCCGAAACCAGCGCCAGGTACCTTGCCGCGTGCCCGTCGTATCAGTTCGGGGGCGATGCCAACGAATTCCCCGGCGGCGCGCGCCAGAAGTCCGGCGCCGGCTGCCCCGTAGGCGGTGCTTTTGGCAACTCGTACAGATTCCTTCGGGCGTATTTCTGCCTGCATGCCGGTTTTTTTTCCGAGCGCCTGCATGCCGATGTCGGCGCCGCCGGCCAGCACTCCCTGCGTAACAGCGTATGGCAATAGACTCATGCCGGCCGTAAATGGCGCGCTGGCGAGCGCCGCCGCTCCAACCGCGATGGATCGTCCGACACGCGCCGACTTCTCCCCGGGCTGATACTGCTTTGCCTGTTCAGTGGATAGTGACGGCGTACCCGGTTGGATGCGCCCCAACGCACCCAACTCGCCCGGCTCAATATTGACCGGACCCATCTGCAAGCCTTCCTGCTCCAGCGCGGCGCGTATCTGATCGTCTGGCACGCCACTTCCTTGCGCCTGTTGTATGAATCTTAGCGCCTGTTCTTCTGTGAGCGCCATTACTGTATCCCCAACTTGATTGCCTCAAGCAGAATCTTCGCGCGTTCCTCCGGCGTAAATGCATTCGGACGTACACGCGATTGTCTCAGCATGCCGGTTAGCACCACCTGTCGCACACGTTGCATCTTCCCAAAGAATGATCGACGCCCTTCCTCGGTAGTCAGCGATGTAACAGTTGGCATCTCGCTCTGCGCCGTCTCGATGTCAAAGTCGCTCAAGCGACCGGGTTCTCGTTGTGTCGCTATGAAGCGCGCCACGCGATTTCGATTTGCCGCCATAACCTCCATTTCTGGACTTTGCGCCTCCGACAGCATGACTCCGGCTTGTCCGGGCAACACGCTTCGGCCAATCTCAAGCGCGGCCGTCTTGCCAACGGAAGGACTTGTTGCTGCAAAAGCACTGGCGTCGCGCTCAAATTGATCCAGCATACTCAACAGCACGACGCCGCCTCCGGCTTGTCCGTATTCTCCGGTTGCGGCTGGAGCCCTTAACTTATCTGCCGTGCCACCTCCAAGTGGCGGTCTGGCAACCGGACTTGGCGGCGCCTGCGGAGGAGAGACTTGCGGTGATAGCGCTGGAGCCTGAGCGAGCGGAGGAACCCGTGCCGCTGGCACTTGCGGCTGTCCACTAATACTCGGAAGGTTTCGCGTTTGTCCAATCTGCCGCGGCTGTAGAGTGTTGGTGCTGACTCCGAAGCGTTCGCCGCCTTGACCCTCCAAGATGCGTATTGCATCCGCGCCATACGCCAGCACCTGCCCACGCGAATAGGAGCCCGTCATCGGGTCGCGCTCGAAACTTCGCACCAGCGGCGTTCCTGGCGGTACGCCAAGTTCCGCCGCATCTTGCTCATCCGCTTGCACCACCATGAGGCGACCGTAGGGCGTCGCTTGTCTGCTAGTCATGCGCATTTGCGCCTCGGCAAGTCCGCCGGCGCCACGCAGCGCCTCCGTGCGTGCCCCCATCGCCTGCTCAAACGCCATCTGCTCCTGCCCGTATTGCGCTATCCCGGGCGCCGCCGCCTGCTGCTGAATCATCGGCGCAAACTGCGGGTTGCGCGCCGCCGCCACCGCCTGCAGCGGGTTCATCTGCGCGGTTGGCTGCGTCGGCGGCGTCGGCATCGGCGCCTGCAACGTCCTCAAGTAATAATCGGTCAGCGCCTCCAGCAACGCATTCTTCGGCGCCGGCTTCTTTTCCTGTATGCCCGGATCGGGTGCTGGCATCGTCGTCTCCTACAGCGTTCCGGTGCCGCCGGTCGGCGGGCTCGTCGTCCACCAGTACCAGTCTGGCACGGTGCCTTGCTGCTGCCGGTTGCCGCCACCAAGCGCGTTGATCAGGAAGCCCCGGTCAATCGCTGTGCCAAGCGAATTCGCCAGCGCTGTGTTGGGCTGCCCGAACGGAAGTGGGGTGCCGGTGATTGCTCCGGCGCGCTGCCCGGCAAGCCCCATCGCGTTCTGGAACGCTTGCGTCACGTTGCGGTTGATCATCTGCCCGCGGAAACCGAGTTCCGCAGTCTGTGCGTATGGTGTGCCAAGCGTTCCGGCGCGCGCCGCCTGCTGGCGGAACGCCTGCGTGGCTGTCTGCATCTGCGGCGCCGCCATCTGCATCTGCTGCGGCAGGAAGAACCGCGTCAACGCTTGAATTTGCTCCGGCGACAGTTGCGCCAGCGCCTGCTGAATGCGCTCGCGCACCAACTCGCGGTTCGCAGCCTCCGACTTTGACTGGGCGCGCTGGCCGAGGTAGCCGCCGATGAGATCGAGGCCGCCGCTGATGAGAGACCACTGCCACGGTGAAAGTCCTCCGGCACCAGCGGCACCTCCGGCACCAGCGGCACCTCCGGCACCACCGCCGCCGCCTCCAAAGCCGATTGGAAGTCCGCCGCCGGCTCCACCACCACCGCCCGCGATGGGTTTTAGATCGTATTGTCCGGTGCGCGGGTTATAAACAAGCTCATATCCGGTCGGTGCACCAAACGAGAGTTGAGGCAAGATTGGAGCGCCGCCCTCCATTCTCGGATCGTCATACGACTTTTTCATTTTAACTCACCGTTCCGCTTAGTATGCCTGCGGTTGTCAGCCACGTTTCGAGCGCCCGCCGCAGGTCGCGGAATTCGGGCACCGCATTCACCACCTGTATGAACGAGGGCGTAGACTCAGCGCTGAAGTCAAGCCGAATCTCGCGGAAGGGGCGCCACTCGCCCGTCTCCGTGCGGCCGAACTGCACCACGATTGTCAGCGTGCGGTTCTCAAGGTTCGCACCGAGCGATATGAGCCGCGCCTCAAGACTGTCGGGATATGCCTCGGGTACCGTAAGCGTAATTGGCATCAAGTCACCACGAAGATGCGGCGCGTTGGGGCCACAACGCCCTCACGCACCGCGATGGCAACGGCTGCCACGTCGTCGGCGGCGACTGTCCAACCGACAACCGGAGAGCCTGCCGCGACTGTCGCGGAACGACGAATCATGGAAGCAGACTCAGCGCCAAGGTCGGCTTCCTGAACATCGGTATGATTGCCATCCGGGGCAATGCTGGTTGGCGCCGCGATGCCGTCATAGAGCGCCCCGTAGGTGATTGTCGTGACGGACGTGGTGAGCGTAATCGACGGGTTTGCCAGCGACACGTTCGACACCGAGTTGAAATTTTCGACGGAGGTGTCGTCGGCGGCCGTCACGGAAATTGAGCAGCCGACGTGATTGTTGCTGCCGGTGAACGTGACCGTCACGGTCGCCGGGTCGGTCGTCGGCACGCTCGCGCCGAGGAAGTAGGCGTAGGCCGAGCCGTTCTCACCGCCGACGTTCTGCCGGACGACGCGGTTCATCGCGGTGCCGTCGTAGGTGACGCTGGTAATCGTGTCGGTGGTATCGTTGGTGACGATCAGAACGATGATCCCGCGAGGCGTCCCGACCGGGTTATGCGACCAGGACATCGGACTGGCCGTGTCGGGCGTGGCGCCGAATGTTCCGGTTGCGTCGTGGGCTATTGCCATCAGTCTATCGTATACCGCATATGTATCGCGGTGTTGGTGATCGTCCCGCTTTGCGCCGTCGTCTCAATCCAGACATACGAGGCCGCTGGAATCGTGTCGTCGCTCATGGTCGCCGTGCTGCCGGTCGTGGTGCTGGTGTGCGCTGCGCTCGTCGTCAGGTTGTTGCCGGCGGCGCTGCGGTCGGTCGAATGCTTCAGTTGCAACGTCAGACTCGGCGTCGTGCCGACGTGCACCACGCGCACCTCCGTCGCGGTGATGGCAATCGGCGTGTAGAAGAAGGTGATGTCTTCGGTCGCGGTGGGCGACTCGATGGTGATGTCTTTCGACAACAGTTCCGCTTCATAGCCCGGATTCGATGCGCCCATGCGGAGAACGAAGTTGTTGGTTCCCGCCGCAAGCGGCGTTGGCGTCGCTCCTGCCCCGCCTCCGATGACGAGTTGGCTGGCGGTGAGCGCCACGGATGACGCCAGCGTCGTCGCGGCGGTGAAGCCGAGAATGCCGCCGCTGGTGCCGCTTGAAAGTCCCGTGCCGCCCTGCGCCACCGTCACATCGGCATTGTCGGTCAGGATTGTCGCAGTGGCGTCCGGCAGCGTAAACGTCTTGAGCGCTGTCGTCGGCCCCGTGAAATCCATGAACTGATTGTTGGTGCCGCCGTTGGCGCCGGGCAGTATGCCGCTTACGTCGGCAGTAAGCACCACCGCGCTGAACGCCGGCTGCCCCGCCGCGTTTCCATGCAGCACCGTCGTCGTGGTGCCTTGATTCGGCGTGACCTGATCGGCGTCGGAGAACGTCACTTTCTCGGAGGCCGCATCCTCGACGCCAGCGGTAACATGCCGGAAGCCGGTGCCGGTCGGCGGGCTGCCTCCGGTCGGCAGCGAACTGACGAGAATATGCTTCTTGATGTTGCCGGCGGCGCTATCCTCGATGATAAGAAAGTCGCCGGCGGCCGGCGTCGCTTTGTTGGCGATGGCGGAAATCTCGCTCGACTCGTTGTCGTGGATGGCGCGCGGGTCGATGGCGCGCAGGCTTGATATGCTCATTACGTCACCTCTACGCCGAAGACGTTGAATGAAACCGCGGCGAGGGTCGCATAGACGCGCACGACATCGGTGGCCGCCAGCGTGATGCCAAGTGTGAGGGCGATGGTGTCGTTGCCGGCGATTTCGGCGTCATAGACAATATACTGCTTGTTGTCGTTTGCGGCTCCAGCCACCGCCACACTGATCCGAAACTGCGTGGCTGTCGCACTCCGGTTGGCAATGGTAATCGTACTGACGGTCGCGCTCGTCGCCCCCGGCACGGTATAAGAGTCTGTCAGCGTCGCGGCCAGCGGGTTGGTCTGCGCCAGAACCTTCAGCGTATTCGCCATCAGGCACCCATCATCGCAAGATGAATCGGCCAGTCCGTCGCGGCTGCCGCGGCCGCCGCGGTGAGATCAACCGTTGCTGCCGCCTGACGGAAGTTAAGTGAGTTGCCGTTGCGCCATAGATCACCCGTCGTCGGGGCGGGCGGGTTGCCGGCCTTGTCGTCGAAGTTGACGTGCGCGCCAGCGGTGGCGCCAGTTGCAAGTTGCCGCAGCAACAATGCGGTTGTAGCGCGAGCGGATGCGCTTTGAATCTCAACTCTCTCGCTGTATAGCGCGCCCCACCCATTAGTGACCCATGTTGGCAGAGTTTCGGTCTTTACACCGTAAAAGTTGGTAACAGTGGCAGCGGTGGCGCGCACCGGAGTTAGAACATTCAGGCCGGTATAAGTAGATGCCGCCGTGGTTGCGTCATCTGAGGAGAAATTAAGACGAGCCCTAAACGACGTTCCGGCAGATGTCTTTGCCACGCCTCTGATTATAATGTTTGCATCGCTGCCAAGCAGCGTTGAGGCATTGCCAACGCCGCTCGTGGTCGAAGTCTGTATGTCAGTTTTGAATGACGTAACAGTGATCGAAGATGCCCCACATCCCATGCTGGTATTTATGCCAGACGAATTATTGGTAGAGGATGAGATGTTTATGGAAAACTTGGAATTTGCCAGCACACCAGCGCCGATTCCAACGAACTTTGTCAGCCCGATGTCATTTGTCATAATAATATGAGACGTCGGGACGATCAACAGGCTCCCCAAACTGCCCGTGAGCGTCTGATTCGTCGCGTCATCCGTCAGCGTCAGCGTCGAATTGTTCGCGCTGCTTCGCAGCGCCGTCGGGAACAGCAGCTGCGAGTTGTGCCGCACCACCTTGTTGCCGCTGCCCGCCGCCGCCGTCGTCCCGTAGGTGATGGCCGGCGTCGCAAACGATGTCGAGCCGGCCAGAAGCGACCGCCACGCTGTTCCGTCGCTGTATTGCGGCTCCTTCGTCACGCCGCCGACGTAGATGATGCGTCCGGGGAAGCGCGCCGGCGACGGCCGCGCCGAGTTATCCGTGAATACGCTCGGCTCCGTCACCGGCTTGCGCCGGTCGAACTCCCGGAGCGTATGCTTCATGCCGTTCGGCAGGCGGCTCGGCGGGAGGAAGCGCGTGCGTATGCCCATCAGGTGCGCGGCGTCGTTTTCTTGAAGTCCGACGCGCCCTCCAAATCGACCGCCAGATAGTTGATTGCCGGCATGGCAACTGTGTCGTCACGCGTGACGCGCACGTCGAGCGCCTTCAGTCCAGCGTTATAATCTGCGCTGGTTGCACCTTGCGTCGTCGCGCTGATGTTGCGCGCGTGCGCGACGCTTCCGTCCTCCTCACGGTGTGCCGTGAGCGTCGTCGAGTAGGTGCCGGTGCCAGCGGACGCCTTGTGAATATACACGCGAGAAGCGCGCGTATCCCCGCCCACGCCAAGAGGAGACGCATATAGGCGCGGAGTGCGTAGACGGAAATTGACAGTGCCAGAAGCGTCCACCAAGTCCGCAGCGTCCGACGTGCCTGTCTCATGATAGACGACTCCGCTTGAGGTGCGCGACCCGGTGTAGACGCGGTACGCACCGTTGACTACTGCAATAGTGCCGGGGCCAGGAACGCGATGCGGCCCCGTCCACGCCATCTCCGGGAAGCCGCCGCGCCGCGTCGCGCGCCCGGTGTCATAGTAGAAGTGCAGGCAGCGCCATACCGTTGTGTCGCTCGTCGAATAGTACAGTTCGATGCGGTACTTGTCCGGGTTGTCGAGCGCGACGCAGCGATCCAGCGTGTTAAGATCGACCGTGTTGGCCCAGTCGATGGCAAGCACCGCGCGGTCGCTGGCGTTGCCGTCCGTCAGCATTGGGCCGTTGCGGCTGGCATAGAACAGTATGGGCGAGCCGCCCCATCCGCTGAACGCGGCGGCGCCGTTCGGGCTCGGCGTGCCAAAGTTCCCGGCCCACTCCTGCGCCACGCCGGCATCGAAAAATGAGTCGGCCGCCTTCGGCAGATAGTTGACACGGTAGTGCTCATTGTCGAACAGAACGATGAGCACATCACCGAGGCGCCGGACGCAGCGCGCCTGGCCGCCGAAGATCGGTCGGAACGTCATTTCGAATGACGCCGGAAAGGCATGCGGCTCGGCAGTCTCGCTCCAGTAGAGACTTCGTCCTGCGACGCCGCAGAGGCTTCCCTGAAACGTCGCCATGCTGCGTAGCACCGGCGGCTCGGCATTCATGCTTTCAGACAGGTCGTTGATCGTGACCGTCGGATAGGCTGCGTTCAGCACCAGATCGGCGTCTGTGGTGGTGTCGTCATATGTAGTGGTGCCGATGACGACGGTCGACAGAAGCCACGCGGTCGGGTAAGCACCCGTGTCGATGGTGCGGTAGACGCGCCAGTGCGTCGCGCTGGTATTCACCGTCGCCGGCTTGGTGATGCGTACACCCTGTGCCGCAGGAACAACCGTCAGGCCGGTGCCGGTAAACGCCGACTCGACGCCGTTCGTATTGTCCAGTTCGGTCGTCCAGTAGACGAACGTGCCGGTGAGCGCGCCGGCAATAAACGCGCTTGTTGGAGCCGTCGTGATGGCTGTCAGCCCATGCCGTATCGTCGTATTGCCATTCAGCACCACGAAGTTCGTGTCGGTGCCGTTGCAAGCGTAGAAATCATCCTCGAATTTGGTGCCGTCGAGGTGAAGCACGCTGGCGGTGAGGCCGGTGCGGATGGCCGCGAATGAGGCGCCGCTGATGGTGCTGCTGTAGAGGCTGCCGTTGCTTTGTGCAAGCAGCAGGTCGCTGGCGCTGTCGAAGTCAACGAAGCGCAGGCCATTTACGGCGCTGGCGGTGGCGGTCGCAAACGTGGTGCGTCCGCCAATCTTATGTGCCGCCGGGTCGCCCGGCTCGTAGACGACGCCCTCGGCTTCCTGAAGGTAGCCGGGCAGGAGCAGCGAGGCGTCAACGCCGGTGACGCAGCCGAGATGAACGTTGAGAGGGAGCGTTGGCATCAGGCGTTGCTGCTCCGCGCCAACTCAAACCAGTTCGTACCGTCACTGATCAGAGTCAGCCTGTCATCCGTGTTGTCCATCACAAAATCGCCGTTCAGACGCAAATTGCCGGCGCCGTCCTTTGCCGTCGGATCGCGGGTGCTATCAACAGACGAGATTACAAGAAGTTGCCCGGAGATTCCTCCGTTGATGGTGTCCAAATCGTCGGTTGCAGCGGCAGCCTCGGTGTCTATTTTGTGCCGCGTGTTTGTCGCAGTCACAACTCCTCCAGAGATTGTCAGATTCAGCCCGGCAGCAAGACGTATCTGCTCGGCGCTCAACGTGAATCCGGCATTCGTGCCAAAGGCTGCCGTGCTGGCGGAGGAATATGTCAGAGCGTTGGGAACATCATCGACGATATAAGTGTAATTTGCGTCGCGGTCCAACCCACACCAGAACACGCGGGCGCTTGAAGTGATGATTCGCACCAGTGCGTTGGCGGCGACGCCGCTGGAGTTTGTTCCTCCAACACCGGCGATGAACACAGGCGAACCGTTCAAATCTTCAAGCAGGATGACGTTGTTCTGCTTCGGGTTGGTGATCTTCTCAGCCTTGACACCGGTGATGCAGTACGTTTCGCCCTTGTTGACGCCGCCGCTCGTCTTGATACGAATGAGCGCCGTGCCGTTGTCATCGCCGCTGATGTGATTCAATCGAACATAGTGATTGAGATCGGCGCCGCTGCGATTGATGTCGATGCCGTAGAGTCCGTTGTTCGTCGCCTGCACGTTATCAATGTTGAGCGGCGTGACGCCGTTTGTGAGACGTATGCCAGACTCGGGGAAGAAGCCCACCACCAGTTTGCTGAATTCGAGCGTCTCGCCGGTGCGGCAGTTGAAACGAATGCCGCTGCCGGTCGCATCGCCGGAATTGCCTCGTATGTAGAGATTGTGGATACGGGAGTTGTGCTGGAAGCCCGTGGCGGCGAGCGCTGTGTCGCTTACGATGAAGTCAGTATTTGTTCCGGAAATCTGCTTTAGTTGCGTGCCCTTGCCATTGGGGCTGGTGCCAGTACCGGAGCCGATGAGCGAGATGCTGGTTTTGAGAACAATCTGCGAGGCGCGATAGACGCCGGGCGGAAAGAAAACTTCGCTATAGCCTGCTTGGCTTGCTTCGAGTATCGCGGCGGTGATTGCGGCGGTGTCATCAGTTGAGTCGTCGCCTTTGGCACCGAATGCACGCACATTGACGAAGCCGCTGGCAACCATCTCTGTTGTGGCAACAGAGCCTTGAAACAGCGTCAGTACGCCACCTACGTCCACGATGTAATCGTATGCGCCGAACTCGATGTAGGCTTCCGCCAGCCCCGTCGCGCTCGTCGTCAGCGGATTCGCTTTCGTCGCGCCTGCCTGATCGTCGGCGTAAAGTGTCGGCAGACTATTCGACGGTATGATGCGATCGCCATTCGTCAGCGCCAGCGTCCCGGCGAAGCCGCTTAGTACGACGGTCGTGGCGGTTGTCGAGTCCACCGTGTACGTCGTGCCGGTGGTCGTATTGATAAACACGGTGTCAGCGGCGGCGATCTTGCCGTTGTCGCGTACGGTGACGGTAAGCGGCGTCACGCCGCTCTGATCGCCGTTGACAGTGGCGCCCTCGCGATAGACGGTGACGGAGGCGCCGGACTGGGCGTTGCCAGAGGTGTCGATGACGTGGCGCTCGAAGCGGGCGAGTTGGCTCACGATTTATCTCCGACGATCCAGTAGCGGCATGTATATGTCTGCCCGGCGACTGGCGTGCCCGCCCATTGAAACCGAACCTGAGTGGCGCTCGACGGACTTGCCGTAAAAGGGATGGTTGGTTGGTTGTCGATGCTCAGCACGACGCGCGTGACCATGACATGCGGGGCGGAGGCGAACGCGCCATCCTTGAACGTGAGATCGACAATAGGATTGGCTGTCGGTGTGCCTGCGGCCGTCATGGTGAATGATCCCTGCGTATCGGTGGAGCCGGTGCCAACCGAGATTGACGCTCCGGCTCCCCACGAGGCGTCAATTGCGAAATCGCCTATAACTAGCGCCGTACCGCCGCTCAACTCCAGACGAGACGCAACCAACTTCTTCGTTGCGCCTGAGATTGTTACGTTGTCGCTGAACGTGGACGTGCTAGTGACTGCCAGCGTGCTGCTGAACGTGCCGGTAGTACCGCTTACGGCACCAGAAAACGTTCCAGTCGTCCCGCTGATTGCCGCCGCGCTTATATTGTTGGCGTTTACGTCGCCATCATCGTCCACGCCAAACTTTTCAACGGTCGCCTCGCGCACGCTCAGAATCTTATCGTTGGCCGGGAGCGTCCTCAGCGTATCCAAAACCCAGGCGGGGCCGGCGGCGGCGTTGCTTCGTTGCTGTTCGCCACCGCCAAACACAACGTCGCTTAGCAGGCGCGTCGTAATACCTGCGCCGCTCAGCAGCACGTCATACTTGCCGCCAATCGCCCAACAGTACGCATATCCGTTGCTGTCAGTCGTCAGCGGGTTGGTCTTGCTTTCGTTGCCTTGCGCGTCGTTATAGATGGTCGGCAGGGACGTGGTGCATGTGATGCGGTCGTCGTCAGCGGTGCCGCCAAAGCCAGCGCCGCCAATCGTGACGTTTGTTGCTGTCACCGACGAGACGCTGCGCAACGGGCCGCTCGTATTCACCTGCACGGTGTCGGCGGCTGCAAGCGCGCCGGGGTCGTCCACCGTAAAACTCGTCGGGCCTCCGCTTTGAATGAACGCACCCTGCTTGCGCACCTCGACCGAGGCGCCGCTGACCGGCGCGCCGGCGCTATCCAGAACCGTTATCTCGAAGAATCCAAGTTGCGCCATGCTACTGAATCTTTATCCACGTCGTGTCAAACGGCGTGCGCGCGCCGCCAATCCGGAAGCGCGAATGGTTGTCGCTGCCCATGCGCCGGTCATAAGCAATCAACTCGCGCATTGCCTCGCGGAAGTCACCGTAAGCCATATTGGTGGCCGGCGACTGCGGCGTGCGCTCTCGCAGCAGATACGCCTGCCCGCCGAGTACCAGCACGTCGCACACCTCCTCCGGCAAGTCGATCTGATTGTTGTCGTCCGCGATGACGCCGATGCGCCCGAAATACTCAACTTGCAGCGTCCATGTCGAGGCTGCGCCAGCATCCGGCACCGGATAGAGGCGTATGAGTCCGTCGTCATAAGCGTTGCGCAGCGAATAGTAGTAGGGGCGCCCGGTGGACTCCTGATTGGCGATCCAGTGCGTGAACCAGGCGTCGTCAACGTAGCGCAACTCCTGATCCGGCTTGCTATTGGTGTCCAGCAGGCGCGCGAACACCGGCGCCTTGAATGTGGTGGGAAGCGTATAGGTTGCCGTCCCGTTCACCAGTGTGATATTGCTGCTGGTGCTTTTCGTGAAGCGCCAGTCGAAACGGTTCATGCGCACGCGCACCCGGTTGATGCAGTCGAGCGCCTGCGCCCGCACGTTGTCCTCGTTCTCGCCGCCGACGACGCGCGCCACCTCGCTGACCATGTGGTTGCCGGCGGCGCAGCCGGTCTGTCCGCTTCCGCTTGCCTGTACAACTATGGCGCCCATGTCTGCGTCTCCACCACCGCGCCCTCGACCAGCGGCTTCACCTCTGGCGGCTTATATTCAACGATCCGTTTAAGCATCTGCTCGTAGCGCGCCGCATGCGTATCGACTGTCCAGCGCGCCTCGACCTCGCGGCGCGCGGTGCGCCCGATGCCGTCGCGCAACCCGGCATTCTCAACCAGCACCTTCATTTTCTCGTACCACTCCTCCGGCGTGCCGGCAAGCAGGCCGGTGGCGCCGTCCAGAACGGAATCGTATGCGTCGATGCGCTGGTAGACGCCAGCGACGCCCGCCATCGCGTAGTCCAGATACTTGACATGCGACTTGGCGCGGTTGAAGTTGTTCTGCTCCAGAGGCGCGAGGCCGATATCGACGCACAGCCAGCGGATGAGTCTCTGCCACGGCCCCTGATACGGCACGAGCGGCAGGAAGAAGACGCGCTGTGCCGACAGCCCGGCTATCCAGCCCGGTACGAAGTTGCTGAAGATGAACTTTGTCTGCGGATACTGGTGGTAGATGCGCAACATGGCGTCGCGAATCATCAGCAAGTCGTTGTAGTGGCCGCCGCCGCCGCCCCAGTAGATGCGAACGTCGCCGCGGTGGCGCGGCTCCTTCTGGCGGGCACGCGCGTGCTTCCACAGAGACATGTCGGCAACGTTGGGCACCATATAACAGCGGTTGTTATATTCTGCTGTCGCCGCCCGCAAATAGTCGGTGCTGCATGTGACGGCGTCGGCGTCGCGGTACTGTCCGATGGCGATGCGCTTGAAGCCGGTGGCGTTGTGGAACACGCGCGAGGCGAAGTTGTACGACGGGATGTCGGTCACCAGGTCGTCCGTGTCGCACACGATCTTGAAGCCGTAGAGTTTGCGCCCCGCCTGAAGCGCGCTCCACCGCTTCATGTCGTGTGTACGCCCGTAGATGGCAACGTCCGCGCCCTTGAACTTTGCGTCGATGGTGCGCAGGTCGTCCAGAGCGTCGCCGTAGAAGGTGGCGTCGTGCCCGCGTGCAGCCATCGCATGAATCCACTGGCGAACGCGCAGATGTGTCGAGGCCATATTCTCGGCCGCAAACCCGATGATTCTCACTTAGGCCTCGCCACGATGAAACACTCCTGCCGGATCGGCCGGCGCGACTTCAAGATGCGCCAGCCGTTCTCGCAGATGATGGCCCGCCACTCCTGCATCGACTCGGCATGAAAAGCGTGCGCGGGATTGACTCCGACGTGCTCGGCATCCTCGATTGGAAGCACGAACAGAACGCCGCGCCGTATGACGCGGGCGATCTCGCGCAGCGCCTTGCCAGGGTCGCGTGTATGCTCCAGCGTGTGCGAGCAGAAGCCCCAGTCGATGCTCTTGTCGCGCAGGTCGCGCATGTCCTCAAGGAACGCCTCATATGTTGGCAGCCCGTATACTTTGCCGGCGTGGTCGATACGCCGCGGCTCGCAATCAACGACGAGCGGCTTGATCGCGTGCGCCTTATAGAATTCGTTCGCCGCGTAGCCGTCGTTGCCGCCGAAATCCGCAACCTTGTCATCGTGGAATAGTTGCCCGGTCAGCGTCAGGACGCGCCCGAACTCGACAAACTTGCTGGACGCGGCGGCGCCCCACTCGCTCTGCGAACTCCATGTCGAACTGCGGTCCTGCTCTTGCAGGTACTCAGCGTCCGACTGCCAGTTCCTTGCGCGCCGTGGTCGCTTCGGTGCACCAGAGGTAGGTGCTGCCGACCGGCGGACTGCTCCACAGTTCATACGCTTCCTCAAGTCCGGTGCCGTTAAACGGCTGAATGTGCCCGTGCATGCGCCGGTAGGCGTCATTGCGCAGGCGCACGTTGTAGATGTAGTGTGGCATGTCGTCCGGCATGATTTCTATGTTGCGAATGTGGTCCGCGACGGCGACGCCGCATTGCTTCAGACCCGCATATACTTCGTCGCACATCTCCCAGTTGGTGGCGCGGAAGATAGGCGCAAATGCCGGGTAGACTCCGCGCGCCAGCGCGATCTTCTCCTGCGTTTCCTCCGCAGTCCACGCAAGACATTCGTGGCGCGCGTGCCGCCAGCCGTGTATGCTGAGTTGCAGCCAGTCTCTATGTGCATCGTACTGTTTCAGCAGAGCGTCGCTGCAACGTGCCGGTATGGCGAATAGTGTCACCTTGAAGCCGGGATCGCGCTCACGGAGGCGAAGCAGCGGCGCGAGGCCGTCGTTGCCATCGCAGGCGTCGTCGAAGTCCAGAACGACCGTTTGCGGCTTGCCGTTGCCGCCGTTGGCGCGCGCCTCACGACCCATAGAATCCACCCCATTCTTTCAGCAGGCGGGCGCACTCAAGGCGCGCCGCCATCGGTGCGATGTGCGGTTCGTCCTCCTCGTCCAAGCAGACGTTTGCGACGATGCGCTTGCCGAAGCGGCGCAGCCGGTGCAACTCCTCGACCGGGTGCGGCAGATGCTCCAGAACGTTGCAACAGAGTATCGTCTCGACCGTTTCGCCTTCGGACCACGGGATGATATTGTGCGGCGCGAACGCCTCCAGCATCACGTCGCGCTGCACGCCGTTCAACTCGAAGCCATAGAGGCGATTGAAGCCGATGCGGTTCATCCAGAGAAGCTGGAAGCCGACGCCACAGCCGTAGTCAAGCACCGGCTCCTTGATGTCAAAGTGGCGCAGAGTGTCCCACCGCGTCTCCATCTTCGCGGCCATGTAGCAGGCGTTGCGGATGGGCAGCGTCACGCTGTTGATATAGGCCGCCGGCCCCGTCTCCTTGAATTCTGCGGCGAACAGCGTCTTGCCGACACACCCGATGTCAATGACATGCTCACGGTCCATGTTCCAGCGGCGCTTGAAAATGGCGCAGTATTCCTCGAAGATGTCGGCGGAGCGCTGGCACATCTCGATGCGTCTATAGGCCATAGGGCGTATACTTCAGCATCTCGCGCTCATAGGCGAGTTGCGTTTCGGCGCCCGCGTGCGCCTCGGTGTCCGGGTCGCCATGATCCACTTCGATGTTGACGCAGCGCAGCATCGGCATATACGTCTGGATGCAATACTTCGCGTAGGTGGAGGCTTCGCTCCAGCCCATCGGCATGCGCTCGTCGAAGCGGAAGTAGCGCAGGTGACTCATCGGCATGAGCCGGCAGATTCCGCCTAATATCGAGACGATCTGACAATTATATTTGCCGATGTGCATGTCGGCCATCGACTGCGGCGGGAAGCGAAGGCCATGCACATAGGGCGACAGCACGCATGTCCGCTTATATATTTCTTCATGACGGCGCGCTAGACGCACCAGTTTCGCCAGCGCATTCTTCGTCACGAACACGCAGTCGTCATCGATGCGCAGAAAGTAGTCGGCGCGCGCGTCGCTCGCATCCTGTATCATGCGGTTGATGCTGATGTGCTGGCCGACGTTGTGGCCGACGCCGTGCGTCTGCCCCGACACCTTCTCCGCGCCGTTGTTCCACACCGAGAGCGTCGAGTCGCAGATGCTCGTATGGCGCATCTCGTCGATCTGGCGCAGGAGGCGCGCGAGCATCTCCGGGCGGTCGCGCGTCAGCACCGCGATGTGAACGAGCGGCTTAGTGCGTTTGGGCGCTGCCGGTATAACCTGTAGCGGCATCGGTTTCCTTGCGCGTCATGAGCCATTGCGCATAGTTGAACGTGATGGGCGTCTCGATGGCCGGGCGCGTCAGTTGCAGGGAATTCTTGTGCCAGTGGTACTTCACGGTGATGACATCGACAAGGCGGCCGTTCAGGCCCGCCAGCGCCCACCGATGCACGAAGTTCCAGTCGCCATAGCGGCGCGCCGTCTCATCCCATCCGTAGCCCTGCTCGCGCACCATGCGCCAGAACGCCCCCTTGCTGTGCAGCATGGTGCTGGTGTCAACGTAGTTCTTCTCGATCAGTTTCTGCGGGTTCCAGGCGGTTCCGATAGTGTCACCTTCCGGCGCGGTGCCGACTTTCTCCAGCAGTCGCTGGCGGGTCTCCTCATCCTCAATGACGTAGTGCAGGCGCGAATACACCATATCGGTGCTGAAGTCCATTTCGATGGCGGCGACCAGCGCGGAGAGGTGATGCGGCATCCACTCGTTGTCGTCGTCCAGATAGGCGATGTAGTCGCCGCTCGCGCGCTCGATGCCGCGGTTCTTCGGGTAGCACTGGTAGCCGCTGTTTTCAGCGATGCGATAGGGCCAGAATTCGATGTTGCGTTCGGCAAAGCGCGCTTCCCACCGCGTCACCAGACGCTGCATCTCCTCGACGCACGGGCTGGCGTCGTCGATGACAAGCACTTCGAAGTCGCAGAACGTCTGCGCATATACGCTTTCCAGCGCGCGCTCCAGAAGCGCGGGCCGATTATATGTGCTGATAATGACACTAACTTTTGGCGGATGGCTCACCGCAGCCCCTTTCTATATTTGAGTTGACGCGGCCCGGCCACAATCGTCAGCGTATGGCGCGTGTCGCTGATGTGACGGTCGGCCCACGCGTCGATTTCCCCCCATGTCGGCAGGACGGCGCTATTCTGGCAGTCCTCGCAGCGCGACCAGTAGCCGCCACCTGACTGCGGCACTTGCGGCGGCTTACGATGCACCGCAAACGAATAGGCGGAGTGGTATGGGAGCGTCACGAAGGAGCGGCGCGCGCTGAGCGCATCAACCGCGTCGGTCGGCCCCGGCTGCCCGCCGTAGCCATCCATGATAATTAGTCCGCCGGGGCGGATTTTTCCTGCGAAACGCTCGAAGTCCGCCTGAGCCTGCGTCGGGTCGCCGTCGATATATAAGAGGTCGAATTCACCTTTGACAGAGGCGTCGGCGCTTCGCTCCTTGATAAGATGGCACTCAACTTTTGAGTTCCGGATGGCGGTTGCATTCTCTGATCGCATGCGGTCATGCGGGTCGATGCTGACGATGCTGCCGCCACGCTGCGCAAGCGACCGACAGAACGTCGCGGTGCTGTAGCCCCACCCGGTGCCAATCTCCAGCACACGCTTCGCCTGCGCCGACTCGCACAACGCATACAGCAGCAAACTGTATGTGTCGCCGCCGACCTCGCTACCGAACGTTGCTTTCGCTGGTTCCACTGACCCAACTCCCGTCTGCGTATATGCGCGTCGGCTCGGGCGTCGCCATCGGCTGCGCCGCCATACCATAGTCGATCACGTCGCGCATGGTGGTGTCGCCAACCAGACGCGCCACCTCTTTCGTCGGGCGCAACTTATGCTTATGCAGCAACTCGTAGCAGATGTTGCGCCAACCTCGAACCAAGCGCGGCGCCTCATCCCGCATATAACTCCACTCTGGTATGCGCCCGCCGCCGATCCCGCCGTGGTACTTGCCGCTGACGGAATCATAGAGGCCGGCCTGCCCGTCGCCGCTCCCGGCGCGGCGGACGGACAGAAAATTGCTGTTGCGAACGATTATGCTTTCTAATTCGCCAGAGGGTATCGAACCGTGACGACCGGAAGTTCGCATTGCCGCCTCAATACTTGCCGGTGGCGTTCGGATTGGCGCTGCCCGACTCCGGCTTAATCACCGGCTGGTCAGTCGCCGTTTCCTGGTCCGCCGAATGCTGCGTCAGCGGGAAGGTGGTGCGAACGCCGCCATCCTCCTCCACGCCGGGCGGATCGACCTTTGCGCTCCCAACGGCCATCGTTGTCTCCTTAGGTGATGCGCGGCGCCTCGGTGCACTTGCCGTAGCGCAAGCCGCGGTTGCGCTCGTCGTAGTTCTGGCCGGCGTCCTTCAAGTCGAACGATGAGGATGGTGCCGCTTCCTTTGTCTCGGCGCCACCCTCAATCTCGCGTTCGATGGGGTCGTAGCCTGGCCAGTTGTTGTTGGCGACCGTCTGTGGTGCCTTCGCCATGCTAGAGCGTCCGCCCGCCGCTCGGAATGCGCTTCTGGCGAGCCGCGTCCAGCACGACGCTGGCAAAGTAGACCTTGACGCCAACGCTCGCCTTCTGGTTGATCGGATCGGCCGTACCGGCGCTGCCCAACTGCTTGACGAACACCTTGGCCGACTGCCCGTTGAGTTCGACCGCGCCGAATGCGCCCGGCGCGACCACCAGCGTCTCGAAGCCGCTCGCCCCGGCGCTGATCTTGAACAGCGACGCCGTGGGCGGAAGCAACTGCTTCGCCTCGCTGGATTCGACAACGCGAACGCCGTACAATGAGCCGATCTCGCCGTGATAGATGCGATTCTGCCCCTGATCGGTGTTCTGGTTGACGTTGGCCCATCCGAAGTTTGCCGTGGTGTCGTTGCGCAGATCGAACCCGACGCGCGGATGCACGACGGCCGCGTAGAGCCGGTCGGTCCAGCCACGCGCGTTGCCCTGACGAAGAGCGGCAGCGGCGCGCAGGAGATCGACCGCGTCGATGGTGCTGGCGGTGCCAATAAGCGAGGAACTGCCCGTCGCGGTGTTCTTGGCCGGAAGAATGGTGCCCGACCCGCTGACCGCGGCGCGGACGTTCCGCTCGATGGCAAGCGCCATGCCCTTCGACAACTCGAAAACGGCAGACTTCACCGTGTCGTCCGGCACCGTCATCACGACAAAGTCATTGATGCCGATAGCCGAACCGAGGCCGGCAACGGTCGTCGAAACAGCCGCAGCCGACAGCGCGGAGAGCCCGATGGACGTGCCTTCCGTGAATGCAAACGGAATGACATGACCTGAGCCAGCGCCGGCCTTGAAGTACCGCTTGAAGTGGATGATCTTGCCGGTGCCACGCGGCAAGGCCCGCTTCTCGGCCAACTGATATAGATAAAGATTTGGGTACAGATTGTCCAGCAGGTTCCGGTCGTAGAACTCCGGCATGGCCCCCGCTGTGGCAAACTGTGTGGTAAGAGTCTGCGTCACTTATGAATCCGCTATGAGCGTCTCCGCTGCAAGGCGTTGATCTCCTTGAGCAACTTCTCGGCCTGCTCGCTGATGCCGGGCGTCCCATAAGGCTTGCTCATGAGTTCCCGGTATTCGGCGATTTTCTTTGCGAGGCCAGAGTCAACGCCGGTGGCCGCCTGTGTCTCCTGGCGGCTGCCCGTGGACGACGGCTCGATGAATGTGGTTGCGGTCAAATGCTTCGCCCTTGCGAGCTCGGCAAGATTGACGCCCTGTGGCTTCAGCGGCGCCTCCGCAGCCGGTTTGTTTGAGTCGCGGAGCGGCTTCACCAAGTCGCGCATCGCTCGAATCTGCGACGCGCGGTCCAGCGAGGCAAGCCAGCCGTGCCGCTCGATTAAGTCCGCTTCCTCGTTTGACGTGAGGTCGTAGCCCTGCATGGTCTTCGCGGCATCCAGAATCTGCTGCTCGCGCGCGCTCAACTGACTGCCAAATGCAGCCGCCATGCTCTGAAGAAGCATCGCGGTCTGCCCGGCGGTCAGTGGCACGTTCGGGTCAGCGTCTCCTAGAATGCGCGGGTCGTATGCCGGCATGTAGCCAGTAGCGGCGTTCTGCTGAGCCGAAGCCCCGCGCGCCGCCGTCTCAAGCCGTGCCAGTCGTTCCGCGACCTGCTTGCGCTCATCGCCAAACTTGTTCTGAAGGCGCCCCAACTCCTTGTTGCTCGCTTCAAGCGCCGCCTGCTTTTCCGCCAACGCGGCTTCCAACTGCGTCAGGCGATCCGGCTTCGGCGGCTCAGGCGCGGCAGCGGGTTGCGCGTGCGCCAGTTTTCCGTCCTCCGTGACCAGGGCCTCGGGCTCGACGCGCTCGGTCTCGATGCGCGCCTGCCGCGCCCAATCCTCGTCCCGCAGCGCGCCTTCCGCCATGAGAGGGTCGATGTGCGCGATATTGGGCAGCATCTCGTGCGCCAGTTGCTGCTCCACCTTGCGGTCGGCCTCCACGTCGAAAGAGAAATTGCTGATGCGGACGTCAGGTTGCTTCGCTGCTTCGGGCATTTAATGCTCCGGTGCGCTGTAGTGCGCGCTCTCTGCGCTGTGATGCGCTAAACTGGTTTCGCCAAACCGCTCCCGGTGATTTTCGACAGCCTTCACCGCCTGGTCACCTTGGGCGATATCGACGTGTGGCATGGCGAGCAGTTTGCGGATCATCGCAACGCTCGCCCGACTCAACGCATGCACGTCGCTTTGCGTTGGGTCCAGCAGCGTCTCCAGTTCCGCCTTCTCGGTGTTCGCCAGCATGTTGCTCATGCGCCGCCAGTACGGATGCTCGACGAAACTATGCGCCATCGCCGCGACGTCCAGTACGTCGCCGACCGACAGTTTCGCGGGCGCGGCGCCGTTAGGCGCCGAATCCAGCAGGAAGCGCAGGGCGGCCGCCCGCGCCTCCACCCATATTCTTTTCGCGTCCGGCACCCTCACCGCCGCCAGCCTCAGGAGAGCCAGCGCCAGCGAACAGCGCCGCCTGATTCTGCGCGGCCATGAGCATCGCCACTTCTTCCTCGGTTCGGACATAGCGTCTACCGTCCTTCTGCAAGTAACTTTCCACGGCGTCGCGGAGCAGTTCAGGCACGCGCCAAAACGGGGCGAACGGAGGTGCCGCCGCCGTCTGAAGGAAAAACGCGAGCGCCTGCTGCTTCTGCGCGTTGTCCACGTCGAAAATGTCGGCCTCGATGTTAATGTCCACATCGTCCTGAAGCATGCTGATGTCGATGGGCACCTGCCAGTCGGTGCCAACGATGCGCACGAGACGCCCCGGCGGCAGGTGGCGCTGGTAGAGCGCGAACATGCGCGACAGAAGCTGCTTCTTAAATGTCATGTTCTGCCACATCGTCATGAGGCGGAAGCGTTCGTTGCCGAGTTGAACGCGCCCGGCGAAGGCGGTGGCAGACCGATCCTGCGAGGCCGGAATGGCGCCCTGCTGCGAAGCGGTGGCGCCGGTGGTACGCTGAATCTGGTCCTGCTTGACAGCCGCCTCTTGATAGGCTTGCGGCAGAATCGGCTTGCGGTCGAGCACGCGGAAGGCCGTCTGCACGTCGGCCTGCGTATCGACCCACACCACGCCGCCCGGCTGGAACAGCAACTGGTTGTTGGTGACGGCGTTGCGGTTGGCGATGTATTGCTGCCAGATGCCGAGCACCACCTCGTCCATGCGGAAGTTCTCGATGCGGTTCAACTGCTCGTTCAGTGGGCCGGCGTAGCGGATGACCGAGTCGCCATAGACGAAGCCGGGAATTGGTATCGACTGCACGCCGAAAATCTCCGGCTTCATGTCGGGCGTCGGGTTCGCGCCGTCGCGTATGACTGTTTGCTCGTTGGCGATGACGGTGCGGCGCCAGTGCGCGCCGTCCTCCGGTTCGTATGGCACGCGCCCGGAGCACGCCAGCAACACCACCTTCGTGCCGTCATACGACTCGTCGGAGGCAATCTTGCTGAAGCCTTCGGCGCTGGTAATCTCCTCCTCGCCGTGCTGCGAGGCGCCGCCCGAATGAGGCGTGTTGCGGTTCATCGGGTCTTTCGGCAAGTCGCTCGGCGCCATCATCGCCAGTTGATCGAGATTGCGGTAGAGGCCGAGACGCTGATTCAGGTACTGCAACTTCTCAAGCGTCGTCTCGATCTCCTCGATGAACCACTCATTGTTGCCCGTAGGATCGGCCCATATACGGAAGTTGCTGACGAAGTCGAGGCGCGGGTCGTCATAGGCGATGAACGGCATCAGTTGCGTCGTCATGCCGAGCACGTCGCCAGACAGCGGATCGACGACCGGCTGATCGACCGGGCGCTCCATCGGCTCGCGCTCCCACCGCAACTTGAACCAAGAGTGCCCCATAATGCTGCCGTACTTTGTGCCCATGAGCGCCGTCTGAAACAGGCTCATGCGCTTGGTGCCGCTCAGGAGCAGCGACTTCACCATACGCTCGTAGTCGGCGCATGGCAGTCCGGGGTGCCCCGGCATCGTGAAGTGCGGGCAGTTTACATCGAACCACTCGGGGCGCGAGAACATGCCAAGAAGAATGCGAGGAAGTATCGTCTCGATGCTGTTGAACATCTCCGGGACAAATGTATTGCTGCGCCACCAGTCCGCCGGGTCGCTGAATTCGACGAGATGCGCGCGATACAGTTTCCAGTTCTTGACCCACTGCGTCTCGTAGGGGTCGCGCATCTGCTGCGCATAGGTCTTGCGCGTCTGCCACACCTCGATGATTTCGTCATCGGTGAGGCCAACGCGGCGCGGGCCCGGCACGACGTTCAACGCGGCATCTATTCCAGCGGGCATCAGGGCACCAGCCTATAGGCAATGCGCACCGTCCACAGCACGTTGGCGCCGGGCGCGGGAAATGCGAATACGGTCGGCGTGGAGGGTCGGTCGCTCAGTATCGGGTTTCTCGTTGTCCTCAGATCGATGTCGCGGCGCGTGCCGCCCGCGACTATGGTGTTGCCGACGGCCCACGACATATCGCCAAGGTTAAGCGTTGAGATGTATAAGACGCTGGTGCCGGAGATGCCGGTGGCACCGCAAGCGCGCTTCGCCTCGATGTGCGTGATGGCGTGGCGCCTGCCGCGAACCGCCGGCAGGGTGACTGTCAGAATCGTGTTGGCGCTACCAGTGCCCTGCTCGACGAGTTCGGTGACGCGGCTTCCGTGATTGTAATAGGAGAACGCATCCGGCATAAACAGCAAATCCTGGCTGAATTCGATCCACGGGTTGGCGACGGCGGTATCGACTTCGTTCACGGCGAGGTCGATGGCAGTGCCGCGCCCGAGGCTGATGGTGCCAGTATACGAAGCAACATCGACATTTGCGGCGCGGTATCCGGCCTCAACCACCAGAACGTCGCCCTCTTGAATGTCGGTCGAGGTGGCGGCGGTCGAGGCAGGAAAGTTGCGGTTGGTGAGCGTCGTCAAGACGAATTCCGTGGCGCCGACATTATCGAGAAGCGTGCCGCGCGAAGTGCCGCCGTCGCCGCTGAACGCCTTCACTACGATATGCCCGAAGTCATTAGCGGCGATGTTGCTTTCGCTGCACCGAATCTGGCCACGTATGGTACCGGAGATGGTTTGCGCCGCCAACGGCGGACTGATCGACTGTATCAATAGAACATCCCAGTTGTTTGTGGCATTCGTCTCAGCGTCTGCAAATGTGACTTCGGCCGCAAGGCTGCCATTTGAGACAGGCGAAAGCAGCCGACGCAACGCCGCGCTGTTCTGATCCCAAACGGCATCAAACGCGGGCGTGATCGTTGGACCGCCAACCGGCTCGTAGTAGAAGCGCGTCGCCACTTAGAGTTCCGGCACCAGATAGTAGTTAACCTGCCCCGTCCACACGACGCTGGTGCCGGCGCCGTCGGCATCCGGCATCACAATCGTTGTCGCTGTATTCGCAACGTTTGAAATAAGCGGCGGATTGTAGGAGACGTTCACGTCAATCTGCGTGCCTCCCGCCGCCATCAGGTTTCCCACCGCCCACGCCATCGAGTCGGGCAGATTCGTGGTGGTAATACTGAGCGTCGCGCTGCCAGTCACAGCCGCGCCCGCCGCTCGCATGATCAAAATGTTGGTGATGGCATGCCGCTTGCCCGGAACGGCCGCCACCGTAAGGGTCACGGCGCCACCGGCGCTCGACGTGGCCTGCTCGGTCGCAACAAACTGGTTCGGATCTACGATCAACGCCATTAGTGCGTGCCTCCGATTGTCATACGGTCCCAATTTCCAATGGATTCGTCCGTCGCCTCGCTGGATATGACGGCTGGCCCGTCCTGCCCCCATCGCCCGAGCGGGTCGCGCGTATTGGCGAGGCCGAAAGCGCCGCGCCGCCACGGCGACTCGAACGACATCGGGCGCATGGGCGTCTTCCAAGCATCGTTTTGAGCCTGAACGGGCGGCGCCAGCACCTTCACCTGGTCGTCAAAGAACATGCTGACGGCATCCGCAATGTCATCGTTCGTCCAGCGCCCGACGTTGCAGAACTCGTTGACGCAGTCGTCGAAATTGTCGGCGCGCCTGCGGAAGAACACGCGCCCCTGCTCGAAATGGCCCTGCGCCGCCATGATGCGCTCCAGCTTGGACTTCTGGTTGCGCCCGCCGCGCTTCACCGCGACGATCTGCACCGGGACGCCGTTCTGGCGCGCCACATCACGCATATAGTTGTGAAAAGTAACCTCACCGACTTTCTCCGTGATGAGGCGCGATATGCCATACGCCTTTATGCAGGTGATAATGGCCTCGGCGCCCTGCTTCATCGTCCACGTCTTGCTGCGCAGGATGTCGAGTATGTAGAGGCGCCCATGCCCGTCGAATCCGCCCACCACGACGACGGTGAAGTCGTACCCGCTCGGGTGCTCCTCGTCCTTCCACGCGGTATCAAGCGCAATCCACTTGGAGAGCGGCGCGAACGGCTCCACCTTGCCTGGTATCATGCCGTCATCGACTCGCACGAACCACGACGGCTGAAAGCGCCTGTCGGACGGCGAAAACGGTATGTTCATGTATTCGTGCCAGAAAAAGGCCGCGCCCGACTTCGGGTCGATCTCGCACTCGCGCAACTTCTGGTCGTAGTTCTCGCGCGCCATGCGCGCCGGCTCCAGCGGCTGCCCGTGCTTGAAATCCGGCGCCGGGTGGGGCCGCGCAAAGCGCGCGCACTCATCCTCGGCGCAGGTGTCCGTCGCGCTCTCCAGCCCGTGCCGCACATACACGGTGTAGAGGCCGGTGTCCATGATCGCCTGGTACAGATCGTTGTAGTGCTTGCGCGTGCCGCAGGCGATGACGCCGCCGTCCTTGTCCACCAGCGGAATGATCTCCTTCCAGTCCTCGCGGATTTCGCGCAGCCCCACCTCGGTCGAGTCTTCGCGGTCCATGCAGTCGTCCGGGTACACCCAGTTGTAGTGCCGCGACTGCTTGCGCCCCTTCATCGAGGCGACCGTGACCGACGGCTCGCGCCGCTTGTGCCCGGTGATGATCTGGAAGGCGGGGCATACCCACTCGGAGGCGCTCCCAAGCGACTCGACGCTCGCCGCGCACCAGTTTGGAAACAGCGCGCGCAGGCGCGTGTTGAATACGAACTGGCGCCTGATCTCGTCGCTCCACACCAGCGCGTGGTCGTCCTTGCGCGACACAAGCAGAAGCGACTGCGTCGGGTCGCGCAGCAGTTGCTGGATGCAATGGCCTATCGTCAGAATCGTCGTCTTGAAGTGGTCGCGCGGCAGCAGCCAGAGTTCGCGCGCCCCGCGCTCCTTGCTCACCGTGTCGCACATCCACTTGTGAAACGGCCCGTACTTGTGCCGGTCATGTGAATAGAGAACGCCCGTGACGAGAAACCACAGGTCGTTGATGCAGCGCCGCCGCAGCGCCGCGATACTCCCGGCGCGCCGCACCGCATCCAGCCCGTCAGTCCCCGGCGCAGTTTCCAACCAGCACCCCGCACGCCACGCAAAACCGCTTGCAGTTAATTTCGACTACGGGTGAATCGCACAGCGGGCAGATGTCAGCCGCTTCGCTAGCGGCCCCGCTTGCGGGCCTTGCCACGATAGACGGCACCGAAATACCCCCGCTGCTTCTTGGTGATCGGCTTACCGCGCACCTCCCCGTGCTCAAGCATCTCGTGCGCCTTCATGCGCGACAGCCCGGCACTCGACGCCCGCGGCTTAGCCACGCCTATCCACGATCCGCGTAGTAGTGCGCCGCCCAGGCGCCCAACGCAAACGCCAGCAACGCCACGAATATGTAAAGCATCAGGCATTCCCCTCGCGCGGCCCCATCGCCGCCTTCTGCCGCCCCGCCTCATTCGCATGCCACACCAGAAATTCGAGCGTCTCCAACACCTCGCGCCCCCCACTCCCACACACATTAATCAACTGCAGGCAGGACGGACACGCCACTACCGACGCCCGCCCACACTTGTCGCACTCCCCAACCTGCACCGCCTCCGTCTTCGCCTTGGCCGGCATCAGTGCTCCACCTCCTCCACACTCGCCACCTCAAGCCACGCCCGCGCAAACTTCTCCAGCGCCGCCCGCGGCACCACCCCGCGCCTCCAGGAATCGCATATCCGCAAAAGCGCCCCAACCTCCGTCGGATGTGCCTCGTCACCAGTCACATACCGCACCACCAGCCGGCGCATCGGCCGCGTCAACCCGCATATGCTTGGCTGGCGCGTCATTTTGGCGCTGATTCCGTTTGCGCTGAAATTTTTGGGAAATTTTTCGCGGGGTGCTGATCGCTTTCGTTCACGCTCGCGGGGGGGGCTGCCGGGGGAGTCTCGACCGTCGCCTCAACCGCGCACATCTCAGCGTCGCCCGCAAGCGCTTGCGCCTCAGCATCTTGCGCGGTTGACATAATGCTTCTTATCGGACGTTCCGGCGGAGCCTCCGGCAAAGCCTTGTCCGATGCGGCTTTCAGAGCACGCGCTTCCGCCTCGATCCATTGCTCCACATCAGCATAGATGACGCGTTGATCAACTTGCTGGCGCGTCGGCGCGAGGCCGCCGATCTCGCCCAGCTTCGCCAAGAGCTCGATGCTGGCGCGCCGGTCGGCGCCAGCGTCCGACTCGCGGGCGTCGCGAGCGAGGATGGCGACCGCCTCGTCGCGGCTCAGTCGCAGTCTCAGCGCATCTTCCGCGAGCAGCTTCCCGCCCTTGGCGAGATTCTCCCAACGCATAGCGGTTCCGTTAGATACGCCTATGCGTCTTCCGCATTCCGCAATGCTATGTCCGGCTTTTCGCATTTGCAGGAAGGCGAGGCGCGCATCGGCGCGGGAGGCGGCGTTATATTTGCGGACTGGGGCCTTTTCGGTATGCGGAGAGGCGATTTTCGTATGGTCAACGCTGGCGTTAGGCATATGCGTGAGATAATATATGCATAGGCGACAGCGGTGTCAAGCGCCGGCGAGCGGTCCGCATGATGAAACCATGTCCGTCGGGCAGCCCATCTTTTACAACTTTGTACTTGACACACGGTGTGGCGGGCGTATCATGACGGCAGCGATGGAGGATCGCATATGAAGACGAAGCCAGTTCCTGCCTGCGATTGCGGGGCGTGGCCGCACAAGAGGGAGTGTATGCGGCTCGTTACTCTTGCTGACCGAAAGATTGTGCGCCAAAGGGAGTGTAAGGTGCGCCCCGCGAGGCGCGATGAGGCGAAGCATGACAAAGCCTGACAGCACCCGTTACCTTTGCGACTGTGGCGACGGCATACAACGCGACGAGACAGAAGCCGTCGCGCACGCAGAACAACCGGAATGGTACGACACATCAACCGGAAGATTCTACCGACATGATCAGTCTGAGGTTCGCCACGTGAGGCGAGAGGAGGAGACCCAATGACCCGCAATCAACTCAAGCAAGCGTGCGCCGCGCACAAGGCCCGCAAGGCGCACCGAGATGCGGCGGCCAAGGCCGAGCGCCTAACCGTCAACGTGCAATATTGGATCGAGACCGCCCGCGAGGATGAGCGGGATCTTGGGCCATATAGACTTTGCACGGACGGCGGCCAGAGATTTGCCCTGTCGGCGACAGAGGCCATTCTGGCGCAGAAGCAGGGACTTCCGTTCAAGGCGCTCTAGACGGTGCGAGCGGCACGGGAGCCGCTAGGAAGGAAGCATGAACGACAAGACGAAGCAAACGTCAGGTCCGTGGCGAGTAGGGGATGCCGGACATACCATATTCGGCCCGCCACAAGGATTACCGCCGCTGGTGATAGCAAACGTCAAACGCGGTGACGATGCGCGCATCATCGTCCGCGCCGTCAACTCGTTTGAGGCGATGCGCGAGAGACTCAAGAAGTTGATCGTGGCGGGAGACGCCGTCATAGATTCGCGCCCCACAAAAGGAATCTATGGTCCGATGACGCTGTTGTGTCGAGAACTGACAAATGCCCGCGCCGCCTTGGCGCTGGCGGAGAAGGGGGAGTAGCATGAGTGACAATCTTTTCAAATTGGTCGTAGATCATAGTGCGGGAGCGGCAGCCGTGCGCGTGCCATGCTTTGCTTGCGGTGCCATGCTCTCTTTAGTAGAGGCGCAGATTGATGTGAACGGTCCCGCATTCAAGGCGTATTATCATCGCGGCTGCGCGCCGTTCGGAGCGGAATTAGCAAATCACAACGCAGAGTGCCGCGCCAGGGGATGTCTGAGATGAGCCTCCACCTACTCCCGCCCGATGATGAGCCAGCCGACTTTGCCGTCGCCTGCCTAGCGTGGGGCGTAGGCTTGGCGGTGATCGCGTGTGTCGTGGTGGCGGTGCTAGCGGCGGTGTCGTGACGCGCCGTTGCCGCTACTGCCGGCGCGAGCGAGCGCCTTGGCCTACCGGCCGACACTACCTCTGCGCGCCAGCCTATTGGCGCCTCTGCATACGAAATACCCGGCCCTACCGGAAACGACGCGCTAGGCGGGCCCAGGAGCCGCGAACGCCAGGCGGTTAAGGGTAGGGTGGCTTGACTTTTGTGCCAAGAGGTGAAACATGACAGATATACCAGCGGCAGTCATATGGATTATGGTGCTAGTGGTTGCCGCGCCGTTTGTTTTTCTGGCTATCGGCATCGTGATAGGCATCTTGTGGATGTTCTGGCCGCTACTGCTTGGCATCCATACCGGGCATTGGGTCTTGGGCCTGATTGGAAACGTCATTTGGGCTGGCCTCGTTGAGAGTCCGTGAAGGAGCAGACCACGCCAGCGGACGAGACTGCTTATTAGCCCAAGCAAACCAACGTTCAACAAAATCGTGAACCTCTTTTCTTGATGATTCGTAGCATGGCAAACCGCGCGGATTGTTACGACAGTATCGTTTCATATGAGTAACAGCACCGCTGCTTTTCTGCCAAATCACTAAGATATTGAAACGTCCGGTTTCTGCGAGAGCGACAAATAATTTATGTTGTCCTTCAGACAGAGGCGCTCCTGAATTTTTCTTCTCTATCTGCAGAAAATATCCGTGTCTTTCGACTAGACCATCAACGTCGGAAAGTTGAATGCCGGTTTTTCCGAAGCAGTCGTCAAGCCAGCCCCAGTCTGGCATGAACTTATGCTTATAACACTCGACGGGTTGATTTCCAAGTGCGTCTTTGCATTTAAACCATAGGCTCACTCGTGCCACCTGTGAACGATGTTTCCAAAGGCGGAAAACTCATTTTGGAACTTGCTTTCGTTTGCGCCGATGCAGGCAAAGACCGATCCGTGTGTACTAGAAGAATTCTCCGAAGCGTTTGGTCCTGGCACGAAGTCAATACGGTGATTTGTGAAGCACAACGGAAAGTCAAATAGAGGAACGAACCATTCCGTATCTGTAGAGTTGGCGTTGATAAGAAGCACGGCAGCCGAAACGTTCCCGACGGAAAACTCTGACAACAGCTTGCCTGTAAACTCTGCTTGCAGACCGCCATATGGCGGATTAAGCCAGACGCGACCGTGCCATTTGAGCAGCAATCCATTAGCGACAGAATCAAAGAATTCTGCCGCATTGACCGTAGCATTTGCCTCTTGGCAAGAAGCCGGATCGAGATCGATAGCACCAAGTACACGGCGCGCCGCTTCTATATACTGCGCGGGCGTGTACCACTCAGTAGAGACACTAGACAACAGCCTTGACTCTAAAGTCTCCTTTGTGGCCTCGCAGACGGCGACACACTTTGATTGCGCCGCTTCCATGGATTTCTTAAATGCTGCTTCGTCCGCCAGCCGCTTGCGCCAGCGGTGGATCGTCGTACTGTCCGGCAATCCATCACTTCCGGCCTTCAATCCTTTCCGATCTGTAAGGATTGGACTACCGGCGCGGTTGGCACCTTGCCCGTCCCACCACAGCACGAAGTTGCGCTGCTCCGTCAGTTTCAATTTGACTGCCTCAAATAGCCTATCGGCGTCCTTAGCGCGGCGAAAATGCTTCTCCGCCGCCTCAGCCACGGCGATAGACTTGAGGCCCCTATCTGGATCATACTTCTGTAGTTTACCGCCCCTAGACGCCTTCACCAATCCGCCCACGCTTGCCTCCTTTGTAATTGGAAAACCCCTAACCCCTATATATAGGGGGGTAGGTTTCCTATTATTCGTCGTGGCCCGGTTTCTTCTCGTCCAACGGCTCGTCCCGACCAGTCAAAACGAGGCCCTTGTCGTCCTCAATCCAATGCGTCTCAATCACTATTTCGTTGCGGAGGCCGAAGGCGCGCACCTTCTCCGGGCGTATGTAACTTCTGAAAAGACCGTCTTTACGGGGACGGCCACCGGGGCGGCGATGGTAAAGTATGGCGTCAACCGTACCCTTCCAGAACTTCGCGCCGCGCATGTCCACTTGCCCGGTTTCATGGTTTACCTTCAAGTGCTTCATTACCAGCATGCTACAGTCGGAACCGGCAATATTCATAACCCCCCTAAGTTTTTGGGCCGCGACAGCCGCCTCGCCATTGCTGTTTTCGTCCTTGATTCGACACGCCGGGGTGGCCGTGTCTATAACTATGAGATGCGGCTTGAAGGAGTCGGCGAGCGCCCGAAGTTGCTGATCCCAAGAACCGCTGGAGGTGGTAAGCGCAAACCCGTGAATTTCTATGAATTGCGCCAGATCGACATGGTTGGGGCAGCCAAGGCCAACCCAAGCGCGGTAAATATAGGCGCGTCGATCCCGATGACCGTTTTCCTCGTCCATATACAAGACGCGGCTTGGCACGAGGGGACGCCCGAAAAACTCTGTGCCGGTGGCAAGAGCCATACACAAGGTATAGCCGAAGGTGCTCTTGCCTACGCCGGCGACGCCGCAAAGGGCAATCATGCTGCCTTTGGGTATGAGGTTAGGAACCAACCAGTCTGCATGCGGAGGCGGCCCACTCAACAGTTCAATAAGATTGTCTTTCAACGATGTGGCCCCCGTTACAGGGGCAGGCCGCGCAACGGGGAGAGCGCGGCTTTTCGCGCCGGTGGGGGCCGGACGCTAGCCCCGCCTTAATATAAGACGGGTGAGGCGCGAGTGCAAAAGGTAAGAAGCGGCGCTGGGCGGGCGTTCTTAGTTCTTGACATTGGGGGCGGGGCGGCGTATGTTGTCGGGCAGACGGTGGAGGCTACACATGGACAACCTTTACGATTTCGCGGCGAGCCTGACGCGGATGCAGACCAGCGGCGCGCGGCATGGGAAGCGTCTGGGGCTAGTCGAGGCGTGCGCGATCATCAATCGCATGATGAACGGGGAGAAGGATAAGACGAGGTGGTATACGCTTCGGGATGCGCGGGAGGCGTTGTTTGAGGAGTTGCGGAGATGCAACGTCTGAACGAGTCGGCGGGAGGGACGTGTCAAGCGCGTCGGGCACAGGCGTTTAACACCCAGGTAGTCCGGCCCGCCGACTCGTTGAGGAGGCGAGATGAGCAAGCCACGGATTCGCGTCTGGACGTCGGGGTTGGAGTTCGATGCAGCGATTCGCGGCACACTCAAAGGCGCATGCGTCGGCTCGGGGTATGGGCTATGCTCGCCAGATCTGTCACGCGACATGGATTTCGAGTACGACGACGAGCGGGAGCGCGACGCTGATTTGGCGCGCGGCAAGGAATTATTTCCTCACTTCAAGTGGGAGGGGAAATGAGCATGGCGAGCGAAACCGTCATCGATTTAATTGCCTACGCAAAGTTGGCGATGCAGGAGAGCGAATGAGCGAACCGCGAGCGAGGTTCGTGGAGGCGATGCGAGGGATGCGAGAGGCCCCTGTCAGTTGGCCGACCGCGTTTCGCCAAGCCGCCGAGGCGTTTGCAGATGCGGAGTGCCACAAGATGCTTCTCTCCGGCGGCCCAGCCGTAGGGCATGCCATGCCGGATCACGCCGCCTGCCGCGCCGCGCTGCTGAAGGAGATCGGGCTATGACCGACGCACGAAGCAGGTTCGTGGAGGCCGCACAGTATCTAGTTGGATACTTGGGGCTCAACGGCGATCCGCGTGCCGCGAAGCGACTCAGCGCGCTCTGTGAGGCGTTTGCGGATGCGGAGTGCGATTTTCCGGGCGGCGGCAAAAACGTCCGCTGTCCGGTGCTTGGAAATCATGCCGCTTGCCGCGCCGACTTGCTTGAGGAGATCGGGCTGTGAGCGAGCCAATTCAAGCGTGGCCATTCCACGAAGCGCCGAATGAGTTCCAACGGCTATCAGAGCACGGCGGAGACGAAGATTGGCTTGCCTTAGTTCCAGAACGGTACATGAACTTGTACATCGGATGGTTAGAACCGGGCAGCCCATTCGGTTGCTGCGATGTGAGTCGCCATGACCTAATTGATGGGCGGGGTGTTGTGTACATCGGGGCTCACTCATGAGCGAGCCGAAAGTGAGGTTTGTGAAAGCGATGCGTGCCGTTTTGGCAAGCATACGGGAAGCGGAGGCCATCGCCCTTGTTCACGGATGGAGATATTCGGGGCCACCGAATCCGCTGCGCCAAGCCGCCGAAGCATTTGCGGATGCGGTATGCAACGTTCGAACGTGGATAGAACAGCGGTCACACATAAAAGGCAAGCCGTTTCCGGTGCACGATCACACTGCCTGTCACAAGGCGTTGCTGAAGGAAATTGGATTATGAGAGCATGGGGCGTCGCGTGGCGCCAGAAGAATCGTCGAGATGGAGTCAACCGATGTAGAATACTACACTTGGTGTGGGAGCACCAACTTCGCCTGTTCCGTAGCCGCCGTGAGTGCCGCAAGTTCATCGAGGAACGCTACGGCTACATCAGGCGTCGTCCCGAACTGCGCGCCAAGCCGTACGGATGGCTGATGCCGATAGCCGTGCGCGTTGTGGTGCGGAGGGAGACGCGATGACCGGCCCGAAGCAGCAGACGTTTGAGGAGGCGCTGGCGGCATTGCTGCGATTGTCGTACCGAGATTGGGGTGCTGGTGACCCGCCATATGACGCTGCACTTGCGAAGGTGCGCGCCGCCCATCAGCGCGATGCCGCGGAGAAGCGCGCCGAACGTCTAAGCCTGGAAATTGAAGAGGCGCAAGAAGCGATGGAAGAATTTGGTTTGCGCGAGCATAAGATGACCGTTGCCGGCGCAGTTACAGCACTCGGTAAGCGCGCGGAGGCGGCGGAGCGCGAAGCGGCACACAAAGACAGCGGCTGCGAGGAGGATAAGCAGAGAGACGAGGAGCGCATCGCCGCGTTGGAGCGTGAGGTTGGGCGGCTGAGGGCGGCGCTCCTGTCCATCGAAAAGAACTCATGCTGCGCCCCGTGTCAAGAAGCCGGACTTGTGGCCCGCGCCGCGCTTCGGAAGGAGGCCCGCTGATGCCGACGAATGAGCCGGCGAAGTGCCCAAGGTGCCAAGCCGCCGCTGAGAAGTCGCGCCTCGCCACGCTAATCGACGCGGCGAACTTCTTCGACATGCTTGTGGTGCGCGACAAACTGTTCACCGGCGGGCAGGTGGCGGAGAGGCTGCGGGAGATAGCGGAGGAATGAATGGCCTGGCTCTATGTGCCGGGGTTGGCGGACTCGAACTTGGACTCCGGCTCGCCGTCGGAGACGCCTACCGCACCGTGGGTTACGTTGAGCGGGAAGCCTTCGCAGCGGCCGTTCTCGTGGCGCGGATGGAGGACGAGGCGCTGGATCGAGCGCCTATATGGGACGATGTTGCGACCTTCGATGGCGCAGCGTGGCGCGGAGTCGTGGATATCGTCTCTGCGGGATACCCGTGCCAACCGTTCAGCGTCGCAGGACAGCGGCGCGGAGCAGGAGACGAGCGGCACCTCTGGCCCCACATCGCTCGCATCATCCGCGAGTGCGAACCCGTACAAGTGTTCTTGGAGAACGTCGGCGGACACCTCCGGCTTGGCTTTCGGGAAGTTGCAGAGGAGTTACGAGGAATGGGCTACGACGTTGCGGCGGGTTTGTTTACGGCGGAGGAGGTTGGTGCGCCGCACCGAAGAGAGCGATTATTTGCGCTGGCCCGCAAGTTGTGCCACCGACTGGAAGAACTCAATGCCGTTGCATCGAATTGGCGGGAGGCTTCTGGCACACGAAGCGAGACTCTGGCCGAGCGTCCGAGTGGGCGTTCACGGCGAACCGAGTGCGGGGGCACGGCATCCGAGGATTCAGGATTGGGTGACGCCGCAGCAGCACGACGGAATGGCTGGCCCGACGCCGCCGAGGCGCGTAGGTCGCTACGGCACGAAGCACGGCGGGAGGGACTTGGTGGATCAGGCGCAGACTTGGCTAACACCGAACGTCCCGAACGGCGGTCGCAGCGTGCCGGAAGCGACGGTACTGGCGAAAGGACAGACGAAGACCGGCAAACGCACAGTTGGTCTGGAATCTCAGACGCGAGTTTGGGCAACGCCGACGCAACGCGACTGGAAGGACGGCGGAGACCCATCGGTGAACGTACCGACGAACTCCTTGCTTGGCCGCCGGGCCCCGCGCAGCATGACGAATGGACCGGAATCCTCGCCCATTGGCCGCATTTGCAGCCAGCCATCAGCATCGAAGAAGCAGAACGGGCCGGACTCAGGATACCAACTAGGTTCGCGTCTCGTTGCGCGGAGACTCAACCCCCTGTTCGTCGAGTGGCTGATGGGCCTTCCAATCGGGTGGACCGACTCCGCGCCTGTGGCAACGGCGTCGTTCCAATCGTGGCTGCATACGCATACCGAACTCTTATGGAGGCTTTGCGCCAAGATTGGCCTGCGGGAGATGGCGGAGGAGGAGGCTTGACAACCGCACACGAAGCACCTATATTGCTGGCGCGACGATGGAGGATGCGATGAGCGGAACGATATTTCAGATCGACGGGCCGGCGGGTTGCGGCAAATCGACCGTGCTATGCGGGATGCCAGAGCCGCGTGCGCTGCTTGACACCGATGTCGACGGCGCGCGATGGTTGCGCCAGCACTTCGCCTTCTACGAGACGACGCGCAGCATGCTCGACGCACGGCGCGTACTATCCGTCTGGGCCGACAACAAGGAGATTGCAAGCGTCGCGGTAGATGTCTGGGCCTACTTCTGGCAGACGGTCGCGCAGCAGGTGATGGACGACGACGCGCGGAAACGCGAGTTTGCCACAAGCAACATGTATAAGGCGTGGGGGCCGGCGAAGATGGCTGTGCGGAGGCTTTACGACCCGCTGCTGCGGGCGAAGCGCGCCGGGAAGCACATCTGTCTCACCGCGCACACAAAGGAGGCGACGGAGCAACGCGATGACAAGACGGTGGTGAAATTGGGTTTGCGCGCCGATACTGAGGCGATGCTGAACGACATTCTCGACGTGCACCTGCGGATGTATATCGACTTCAAGAAGGACACGCGCTGGTTCGAGACGGTAAAGTGCCGGCCGCAACAGGACTTCAAGCCGCTATTGCCCGCCCGCATTGATGTGCCGCTCTACGAATCCCACCTCATGTACCAGCGCGTGCTTGCACTCATTGGTGAGGCCCCGGAGTCGCTCGCCGCCGGCGACGCCCAGGCCGAGGACGAAGCGGCGGTAACGGCAATGGCCGATGCGGCCAAAGGAGCCAAGCGATGACAATCAACCCGGCGGATTTCCCCGAGGAAGGCGGAGGCGCAACATATCCAGAGGAGGCACGCGGCTGGCAGCGCATGAAGTTGAATAAGTTTCGAGCGGAGGCGAAGGGCGACCGCGTATGGTTTCTGCTGGAGTTGGGGAACGAGGAGAGCGGCGCGCGCGCGTCGGCGTCGCTGAATATTTTTACGGCGCCCGAGACGGACGGCAAGAAGAAGGCGAACCAGATTTCGATGGGCGTATTCAAGAGTCTGTGGCAGGCGGCGGGGCTGCCGGAGAGCGAGTACCCGGCGCCCAACCCGCGCGAGATCGTCAAGGCGCTCAACAGTTACGAAGACAAGCTGGTGGTGGACGCCTTCTGCGGGCCGGACGGGCGCGGGTACACGCAGGCGACGAAGTTCCGCAAGGCAACCGATGCCGAAGGCGTATAGCAAGGCGCCGCCGGAGCCGCGCCGCTCCTACACCGTGCTTATCGACACGCGCGAGCAGGAGCCTTATGCGTTCGATGACGTGGTGACGGAGCGGCGCGGCCTGAAAACCGGGGACTATGCGTTGCTGGAGTATCCCGATGCGGTGGTGGAGCGGAAGTCGCGCGCGGATTACTGGGGATGCCTGGCGACCGGGCGGGAGCGGTTCGAGGCGGAGTTGTGGCGGCTGGCGAGTTTCAACTATCCGCTGGTGGTGCTGGAATGCGACTGGAAGCAGTTGTGCGAGCCGTTCCTGTTCAATGGCGGCGGAGGCGTGATGAGGCGAAGCAAGGTGCCGCCGCTGGTGGCGCAGAACTCGCTCCTGTCGTGGATGGCGCGCTACCGGGTGCCCATTCTGCCGTGCGGGAGCCGAGCGCAGGCGGCGCGTGTGGTGCTGCAGCATTTTGACATGGTGGATCGGATCAAAAAAGAGGAGAAGAAGCGGACAACGGTGGTGAAAAATCTAGCGGAGGTGGCGGCGAATGCCAAAACGAATAGATAAGTTGACGCCGGAGCAAGAGGCACGACTCGGCGAGTGGCGCGACAAGTGGATCAAGATAGGGTTGTGCTGTGAGCCGGCGGACAGAAAGCTGGCCGAGGCGGCACTGGCAGCCTGCTACCGGCATACGAAACTGGAGCCACCGAAAGCGTATGTGTGGGTGCAGTCGCCGCTTACGCTAGCGTATGCGGGACCGACAGCAGCGATGATTGTTGATGGTAAACATGCGGTGAGCGGCGCGGTGAGCGGCGCGGTGAGCGGCGCGGTGCACGGCGCGGTGGACGGCGCGGTGCACAGCGCGGTGAGCGGCGCGGTGAGCGACGCGGTGGGCGGCGCGGTGAGCGACGCGGTGGACGGCGCGGTGGGCGGCGCGGTGGGCGGCGCGG